TGGACGGCCACCCCGCGTAGGTTGCAATACGCGATTACGGGATTGACGACTCCCTGAGGCTATTCTGGGAGTGGTCGGCAAAGTCAGTATGGAAGCGCTTCGCGAAGGTGGGCCTTCTCGCACCTCACCGTCCAACACGACTGTAATCATAGAGCCGACCGGCGGATTGTCCCATAAATGGTGCAAACCGTCCAGGTCGACGGCCATTGCGACTCGAGCTGCGAAGTCAGCCACTTCGTCAACTCCAACATCGAGTCTCCATGCAATGGCTTCGAGAGCGTCAGAGTATGGTAGTTGGGGCCAACCCCCGAATTCCGGGTACTTTTCGGCTACCTGGGCAAAATAGGGTGCATCAGAATCAATGCTACCCTCCAAACCGGTGAGCTCTTGGATTTTGGTGGTCCACTCCTTAATGACAGGAGCGTCCGGATCCAAAGACCTATAGCCCGCGGCACGGTTTGCCAATGCTTGCCGATCAGTAATGTACGTTGGTGCGAATGATATATGTAATTTGCGCCAAGTACGTAACGGATCCTGTATTGAACCTCTTTGGCCGTTAGAGCTATTATAAAACAATCGCCCAAGGAAGGTAATACCGTTGTCCCGCCTAACACACTTCAACTTCAACCCCAAGTCACTGGCAGCTTTCATGAGCCATGCGGGCTTGATAGGGCTAACCCCATCATCGCCCCCATGAGAGCCAAGGAGTGACATCGCCTTTTCGGGGGACATTCCAGCCTCCCGAGCCGCCGAATAACTCACAAAGCCATTGATCTCAGTATTACCGTCTGTGGTAAGGGGTGATCCCGACAAACGCGAGGCTTGCGGGTCATATGGTAAACCATTACTGGTGCACGCACGAGGATTGATCTCGGCTGAAAGGAGTTCGCCCAAGTCCGCACGAAACTTGGGACTACACCACAATAAATACGATGCGCGTTCAACATGTTCACGCAACCATAAATTTATGGTGCCGTCAAACCGTGAATAGTCGGTCTCTGACAATACCGCAAAAGCTTGAAAGAGATCCACCACACGATCAGCGATCATCCAAGGGGGCTTCCCTGGTGCATACCACAACTTCGGATAGAGTACGTCATACTTATAAGCATAAGTATAAGCACTGAGTCGCGTAGTGTGCTCTGCACCGACCGTCGATATATTTCTAGGGTCGCACGGCCGCGCGTAAGACTCGCCCTTCGTGAATGCCCGCACCTTAACGGGATTCACAGCTCCAATCCAGTGCATCACCTGAGAGAAGCGACCACGCTGAGTTGGACGATCTTGCAACTCAGCCACCTCCGAAAGGTCTAGCGGCATACCCTTGCCCGCTGCGTCGCCGACTACGGCGCGCGCGAACTCCCAAGCATACTTCACATAGCGGGATGGAGGTACATGGTTATTCACCACTTTGTCCACCCGGCCAGTTATAGATGCGAGGTCGTTGTTCCACGATCTATTGGGAACGACATCAGGGTTTGTCACAAGGGATGGGCAGACGGCTCGCCCAAGCTCCTTACCATCTTCAGTTACTAGACCAGTTACGGCCTGGAACCGAAGCACTTCGAAACGGCCCGGGTTATGTGATATAACAGACAACGGAATATCAACACTACCTAAGGCTATCTCAAAGAGTGGTGGAGCATCGCGCGATGCTGTCTTGCTTCTCCCCTCATTGCGAAGATATCTCTCCACATCTGACATGTTCGGATGTTTCGATCGCCGTATACGAATCTGGATGGCACACCAGAGAGCGGTGGGTAGAGTAGCGGATGTTATGGCACGCCCATTCTGCTCCAATCCTAGAGATATAACATCTCCGGAGAGGTACTCTATGCGCTTACCATCATCATCAGTCTTTTCAATTTCATATTTGCCCGTGCGGTAGCAATGCATTATGCCACCGCCATATCCATAGTTCATGCGGGTCATCCGATATTCAGG